GCAAGCGCATGTCGGGTGATTACAATACCGCACTAGGCAATACTTTGCTAGCTGCGGCTATGATGTATGCGGCGTGCGTTGCGGCGAAAATCCCGAAATTCGATTTCCTAGTCGACGGTGATGACTGCCTTGTTTTCGTGGAGCGCGGGTCGATGGACATTCCCACCTTTGAAGCTGAGATCACCAGCTTTGGGTTTAAGATCGTGCTGGAGCAGCCGGTTTACCGGTTGCCGGATGTGATGTTTGGGCGGAGCGGATATTGCGAGTTGGCGTCCGGGCCCAGGTTTGTTCGTGAGTGGCGGCGCCATTTGGCAACGTCGTTCACTTCGCACCAACATTATCATTCGGCAAGCGGCGGTCGACGGTTCGCGGCAACCCTAGCCAACGCTGAGGGGGCGATGAGTTCTGGTGTTCCGATTATGTGGAAGTGGTTTTCTCGGGCCCAGCAGTTGCTCTCTGGCGAAAGGTTGCTGCAGCGGACCCCCGTTATGAGGTACCGGCTAGCACTTGATCTGGGTGAATGGCATGCACATTGGGTTGACATCCAACCACCGACCTTGGTGGATAGGGTAGCCTTTGCGGCAACGTTTGGTGTGTCGATTGACAGGCAACTGGCAATCGAGGATGAGCTGTCAAATTTTGTGTCGGACTACACCCCGGTGGCTGAGCCTGCGCGCCCGTCCGTGTGGACGCAGGGAGACCGGCATGATGTGACATTCTCATTCGCGGCGTTTGATGCAGCGTACGCATCCTCTCCCAAGAGCATTGGGCGTCCAGGCTCCGTTCCTGTTAACGAGTGGCTGTCTTTAGTAGACTGATCGCCTGTAACTTGTTGTTGAGCGTAGTGGCGGCTTTCGAGCTTGTTCCTACCAACTCTGGAGTTATGGTTCCGCTGTAGGTATAAGCCTTGCGACGTGAGCTAGACACCATAGGTCCCCAGCCCCCGGGTAGCGCCTCGGGCTGAGCGCCGACCGGGTCAGTGATGCGAGCGCGTGTAGTGCCCCTGACATCGGTCCGACGGCTTCCCTGTTTGGGAGCACAACAACAGGCCAGAGGTTGACGGGTCAACACCTTTCTTCATCACCAATACCTGCCACCTACACCCTCCGTTCAGCGACG